GCATAACCTGAGAAGTATCTGTAAGGTTCAAGCTGGCACAGTACGTGCATAGTCTAAAGGGTAGCAACCTCGCTACGTCATCATCTAAGGATCACGATCATGTCAGACAATAAAGTAACAGACACCATTATCAACGTATTAGGGTTTATCGCTATTGTAGTGGTATGGCTCACGCTGTAAGATACAGCCTCATTCAATCAACACTTGCTAAGGATCAGCACCATGTCAGACTCAATCAAAGCTCACGTTCAAGCTATCGCCGATAACATCACCAACCCACCCATGGATGAGTGGAATGAAGGTCGTGATATCGAAAACGAGGGGGAATTCTCAGCTCTTGAATACCTCGAAGATGCTTTAGATATCGAATACATTGTCGCCTCAGACCGTAAGACTTTCCTCGGTGCTCGGGTGCTCGTTGCCTTCGGTGGCCCAAACATCTGGATTAACACACGTACAAACACCGTAGAGGGTCACTGGTGGGGCGACAGTGCCTCTGCTACGTTTGAGGATAATCTAGGCCTCAATGACGCCTTAGAGATGCTTTACACCTGCTAACCAATTAAAGGAACCTACAACATGAAGAAGATTTACATTGCCACAGGCTACAACTCTTACACTAACAAAGCACTCTTAAAAGCTTTCACGTCTCAGGCCGAGGCTGATAAGTACTTAGAAGGTGTCACCGATCCTCGAATTAACGTGATGGGTTATAAATCAACTGCTGACTTAGTAAACAAACTTTTAAAGGTGAATTGAACATGAGGCTTTACCACGTCATAATCATAGTTACTGACCCTAGAATGAAGAATCACGGGGAAACCGTATTTATGACACGTACACCGGTCACTCATGAGCACGGGTGTGTCATTCTGTCTAAACTCACACGCTATCCTTGGCGCCAAGAAACATTAATCGAGGTCTTACCATGCTAAATCAAAACGAATTTAACAATCTAGAGCGCCGTTTGTGGCGTGAAGGCAGCCCATTGTGCGACGAATTAGTCTCCACACGTGAGGAACTGCTCTATCTATTGTCTCAGGCACGTAAAGTACTAGAAAAGTATTCACCTGCAATCAATGCGTTGGCGGATACTGATGATTTAGATTTCTACCGTGAATGGGACGAATTCGGTGACGCTTTGGACAATCTATCCTATGATTTAGGCGTTGAAGGCGGCGTACAGTACAAACTACACGAAGGGGTGTAAAATGACACTGATTCTAATTTGCTTTTGTGTTGATCTGATAATGGAGCACGACCTATGGTAAATAAACAACACTATACTTGGCCGTTTCCGTCACAATGTCCACCTATACCTTGGACACCTGAACAACAACGGGACTATGAGCAACAACAACGGGCAAAAGTGCCTGATTCACCTATGATTGAGGGGTTTCTATGAAATACGCATTAATGTCGCTCATGTGGGATGACGTGATGGGTGAGGGTTTAGTTAAATTGAGGGCTAACTATGACGAATGCGGATGGTGCACTAAAATGGACTTTCTGACAGACACCATCGGGCAACTTGAACACATGAAAGAGGAACTGTTAAAAGATATAACAAAAGCCGAGGGAGCTGTTAGGTTCTAATACCCTTAGGAAGGCTTTAAACGGCCTATAAGGGGCTTAATTCAATCAACCAATACCCTGACTAGGGTGGAGACTTAAAATGCACTGTAACTGCTGTGATCGTTTACTGACTGAGTTCGAAGCTACTCGCCGTAACGCCAATACATTCCAGTTTATTGACTTATGTAAAGTTTGCTTCGAAGATGTGAAGCCATTCGTGCCGACCATTGATAGAAAAGACCTCATAAGTGAAGCTGATTTGGATGAGATTGACGATGATATGGACACAGGGGATTCCCTAGAAGACTTGGACACACTATATAGCTATGTAGTAGACTCTAATGACACTTGGGAGTAACTATGACATTTAACTTCTATGTAAATACACTATTTAAGATACTACTTAATAAAGTCATACTAAGTAGTCTTAAAAGTAAAAGGGGGCAATGATGAACAAAAACTTAAAGACGTATCCATTGTCTATCATTCTTGATGACGAAGACAGTGAGTCTATGGATCAGGAAGAAGCGTTCTACTTTCATACGATCAACGCCTTTGCCGCTTTGATTGTGTTGTATGGATACGACAAGGTCATTAAGGACTTAAAACTGAAGATGAAGGAGCGACCACGATGATTGTCTCCCTATGTGTAATTGTCTTAACTTTGATAAAGGTAGCATTGAAATGAAAGTCCGAGTAATTAGAAAACCACAATACCAAATTCTTTGTCATCTTCAGGTTAAAAAGTGGTGGTATCTTGATTGGCAAGACGTAGCTTCTGATGATTTAAAAGTACTTGAACAGCGGTTTGAGGCTATGATTAAAAACGGTGAACCTAACATAGTCTTTTTCGAAGGAGAAACAAAATGAACAAACATAAATCAGCAGGAACAGCCACTTTGTCTTATGACTTGTCTAAACCTGAGCAAGTCTTTGCGTACAAGTGTGCTTTAAAGGGCTTAGATGCCTGTTTAATGCTTGAAACTTTGAAGGCTAGTACCCAAGGGTATCAAGCGTACAAAGGGCTGTCTGAGAGCGTTCTAGCAGACATCATTCAGGATTTGTCTAAATGGGAAGATGTCAAGCTGTGACAGGCTGGCGTAAACGAGGAGCAGGTGGTATGTCTACACATGGTGATGGTGGTAAAGGGTCAGGCAGGCGTCAGGAAGACGTAAGCAAGATCAATGAGAATTGGGATCGTATCTTTGGAAAGAAGGAGATCAAAGTGGAATTAGATGATGCTGAGTGCTTCGGCACAGAGGATGATGATGATGATGAGGAGCAGGATTGCTCTTGGTGTGGTGGTTGTGGCGAGGGTGACTACGATGGGGCATCATGCCGTAAGTGCCATGGAACAGGTATTGAACCTCATGAAGGAGTTGATGATGACTACGTATAAATCGGTACACATCAAAGAGTGCTGGCCATTCCAATACACGGACCCTATCTCTGAGTACTATGCTCGGTCACAGGCATCGAGAGAGAAGCGTAACGCTAAGAAACGAGCGGACAGGCTACGATTGAAGTCAGCTACAGTCAAGACGACTGACGGTAAGAAGCTGGTGAAGTTACCTGTCTATGATATGTCCATGGACTTCTGTGAGAGGTTAAACAATGAATCTCAAAGTCGCTTCTAAGTTCATCAAGCACGTAGAGTGCGCCAAGTGTGGATCTAGCGATGCTAATTCCCTATACGATGATGGACACCAATACTGCTTCGGCTGTAACACCTATCTCGCAGGGGAAGGAGATAGCATTACTAGTGTCAGCAGGTCTCAACCAACTAAGGTATTTCAGATGAAACAGACAGGTGAGCCTAAGGCTATTGTAGACAGAGGTATCTCACGGGAGACTTGTGAGTACTTCAGTGTTACACAAGCGGATGGTAAGCATTACTACCCTTATTTCGATACGGAAACAGGTACTAAGGTGGCTGAAAAGATCCGTAACGTAGAAAACAAGACATTCTCAATCGCTGGAAACTTTCAGAAAGCGGGACTTTTCGGGCAGAACTTGTTCCAAAAAGAGGGTAAGTACATCACCATCGTTGAGGGTGAGTTAGACGCATTGGCTTCTTATCAGATGACAGGCAGCAAATGGCCTACTGTTAGCATCCGTAATGGTGCTTCAGCGGCTGTTAAAGACTGCAAGGCTCAGTATGAGTACCTAGATAGCTTCGAGACTATCGTGATCTGTTTTGACGCTGATGAAGTGGGACAGAAGGCAGCTAAGGAAGTTGCTGAGTTGTTCGGGAATAAGGTTAAGATTGTTAAACATTTGAAGGAGTGCAAAGATGCCTGTGATTACCTCATTAACGGACGAGGAGCTGAATACGTTAACCAGTGGTGGAGAGCTGAGAGTTATGTACCCGATGGGATCATCCAAGCCTCAACACTTTGGGACAGCGTATCTTCACCTGAACCAGTCGCAGAAGCCTTCTACCCTTTCAAAGGACTCAACGACTTACTCTATGGTTTGCGATCAGCTGAGCTTATTACAGTCACAGCTGGCAGCGGCCTCGGGAAGAGTCAGTTTCTTAGAGAGATCCTCTACCGAATCCTCGAAACTACTAAATGGAACGTTGGAGGGATGTTCTTGGAAGAGTCAGTGCGAAAGACGGCCCGATCAATTATGTCTCTGCACGCAAATAAGAAACTACACTTACCCGACACTCCTGTAACTGAAACTGAATTGAAGGAGGCATTCGATGCTACTCTGGGTACTAATCGTGTTTTTCTGTTTGACCATTTTGGTAGTCTCGCCATTGATAATGTTCTCAACCGAATCCGCTATATGGCGAGGGCTTGTGACTGTCGTGTGGTGTTTCTCGACCATATTTCTCTCGTTGTGTCTGGTATGGACGGGAATGATGAGCGCAAGTCTATTGATGTATTGATGACTCGCCTACGTACATTGGTACAAGAGACAGGTATTACCTTGATCTGCGTATCACACCTTAAACGACCTAACACGGACAAGGGACATGAAGATGGTTCAGCGGTATCCTTATCTCAGCTACGTGGCTCTGGTGCTATTGCTCAGTTGTCTGACGCTGTTATCACTCTGGAGCGAAACTCCATGAGTCAAGACGCTGATGAACGTCACACGACCAAGGTAGCAGTGGCTAAGAACCGCTATAACGGACTGACAGGGCCAGCTTGTTCACTCAAGTATGACATGGACACTGGACGTATGGTAGAACTCACAGGGGTAGCAGGATAATGTCAAACCTTGATCGTATTTGGAAACTCTATCAGGCTTATGAGAAAACATCTAAGCCTGAACCACAGCGCAGTGATTGGGACTACTATCGTGAAGGATACGTAGAAGCTACACGTCAACAGTACGCATTAGCTGCTAGGCGTAAAGAGAAACAAACAGGAGTTAACGATGATTGAGATGATTATCGTGGGGACTATCGGTGTAGGCTACTCTGTTGTAGGA